TCTGTTCGGACAACTGTTTATATTCGGCGGCTTTTTTTCTGACCTCATTCGCTGATTCCAATGCGACATTACAGTTTTCTAAAATCTGCGTCTTACTTGAGATTTCATCTGAAATGGAGCTGCGTCTCTTATGACAATCATCCAATTCTTCCGAAGCTTTGCGGCACTCCTGCTCTGCTTTTGCAATCTGAGCATGTTTATTCAGTAACTGTCCTTGAGTATCGCTTAAATCCTCAATCTCTTTATTAAGCTGATGAATATCTTCCTCTGCTTTCTGCAATTCAGATTCCGGATCTCCTTTGGATTTGATAAAATCCATTTTAATTCGGACAGCTTCTTTTTTCGAGGCCAGCTCTTTTCTCTGTTCGGAGAGTTTCTTTTTTGAATCCAGTTCCATAACTCCATAGATTCCAAGACCAAGCAGTTTCGCAAGTATTGCCATACGTTCGTCCTTTTTAGCCTGCAAGAATAATCCGTACTGATCCTGCATGATTAAAGCGCAACTTCGGAATGTCATACTGTCCATACCGAGAAGCTTCTCTATCTCTGCCTGAGTATCAGCAATTCGCTCCTTTGAAATGTTTCGCCATTCATTTTCTTCATACTGAGATAGGTTCAACGTCGGTTTTCCTGACTTAGTTCTGGTACGTACGACCCTGAATCTCTTATCTCCAATGTCAAATACAAATTCTATAGAACCGCTTCTTGCATCTTCTGTACCGCGGATCCACGCCTTGTTGTCTCCCTCTCGAGTTTCTTCAAACAGACAGTCAACAATCGCATCCATGAATAAGCTGCTCTTTCCTGCTCCATTTACACCGTTGATCGTACAGAAAGATATATCAGCAAAATCAAATCTTTCTTCTTTATAATTTCTGTAATTGCGGACAGCTATTGAAATCGGTCGGAATACTCCGTGTATCTCTGCAGTTGTACTCTGTTTCATCGCTTCCGCAATAATCGGTTCTGCCAGTTCTACGATCTTATCCGGATTCTTGAAGCATTTTTCTTCCAGATACTTCTTGAGATTTAAAGTCGGGTCGCTTTCCTCTGATAGTAATCCTCTGTTCGTAACATCAATAGCATTTTCTGCCTCAATATCCGACACATAAAAGGCTCCCCAATCATACAAATCCTTTTGCAGTAACGGGATATTCAACAGTTTTTTCTGTTCACTGGTGCAACTATATTTCACTCTTACAATCATGTCTGAAATATCCCTGCTGATATTCGTAACCAATGCATATGCATCCCTGTTTCCGATATAATCACTTACCTGATTCGTGTCCCAATCTATGGTTTTGAATCTGCGATAAGGTGTTCCACAGAACTGAGATGATGTCATCTCCCCACCCATGAACTCATGAATATAAAATCCTCTGTTCTGATGCTCATCATTAAAATTCATGGCATTAATAGCGCCAGAGTAATACACGTTATGCAATCCGTTGATCTGCTGTGGTCTATGTATGTGTCCCAGAAGCACTGCTTCATAGCCAGCAGCTTCCAATGCTTCTCTCGGAATAACCGGTTCAAAATTTGTAAAGAATGAAGTCTGACCGGATTCCATGTTGCAACCAGGTACGGTATAATGCGCCATCAGGATAGATGTATTATGGCATTCAGCTCGAAGCCCCATTACCATACTGGATATATAGCTTGTCCATGCTTCGTTTTCTTCATCTGCAGACAGACCAGGGAATCTTGATCTGAACTCCTGCTTATCAAATCCCGGAATGCAGGCTATATCAGCATATGGCGTACGGAGTACAGTTGGCGATGTTACTATATGTACATTTCCAGTATTTGCAAACATCTTGCTCAAAACTCTGAATTGTCCACCTCCATCATGATTCGGCGTTCCTCTCATTACGATTACTGCTTTCGCAACACCTGCCAATTTTGTGATCGTGTCTGTTGCAACAATCATTTCGTCCGAATATCTTACCGGACCTATCTGCTCCTGATGGAAAACATCACCAGAAACGCAAACAATGTCTGGTTTCTCTTCTTCTGCAACCTTAATCATATAATTAAGACAATTTACTGTATCCTGTGAACGGAGATTTACCCCGTCCACTACAGGACCTTTGAACTGGCCAATATGCCAGTCAGCTGTATGTAATATTTTCATCTGCGTCCGCCTCCTCTCTGGCATTTGATACACAATGGTTCACCAAATTTATTGATTGAATACTCATAAACCTTTTCATTTATGATCGTACCGCATCTGGAGCACTGAAAATCTGCAGTTCTGTCTTCCTCTGGTTGCGGATCCGGTTCATTCGGCTCTTCCTGTTCGGGCTGGGCAAATGCTTCCTGTTGAATTTCGCCCATATCTTCATCCGGAAGTTCCGAAGTAAACGCCGGATTGTCCAAGTCACCTTCATCGATAATATTGCTATCTGTGGCAAAATCTACATTCTTAACCTCAATCTGAGGCATTCCGAACATATTGTTTACAGAATTCATACCCTGCATCATCATTGCCTGCCAGACCTGTGGATCTGAATAATCCGGAGAGAATATTACTGTTGGAATCGCGAAATTCTTTTTTAATTCATCCTTTGTGTAAGAGCCTTTTGTCCCAAGCAATGCTCTGATGACTCTGAGTTTTGCTCCTGTCATTGCTTTTTCGGCCCATGTCTTCTTTAATAAAGCCATATTTACTTTTACCGAACGTTCAACATATCGTTCTCTATCTGCTTCGTCGATAACATAAGCTTTAACTTTCTTTCCCCATTTATCTTTCGTATCAACCCAGCTTCCTTTAAATATTTCTGCCGCTGCATTTGCCGCTTTCTTGTCTGTAATCCCCTTAACCGCCTTATCAGAAAATTCTGTACGATACTTATCTTCTTCATCCTCAAGACAGATTTCTTTCTGGTCGACTTCCGATCTGTAAGTCCCATCCGCTTTTCTCATTGCTCCCTGTGCCTGAGCTCGATATGTGATACTATCAATTCGTCTACCGTATGTCTGATGTGGATTAAACTGAATACCAGCTGCCATAGCCAATTTGTTAAGAAGTGGTTTGGATAATGAATATGTATCCTGCCAGATATCATTTCCTTTGCTATCTGTTTTTCCAGTTTTAACAGAACCAACTTTAAAAATGTCGCCACTATTTTCGCTCAGATCAACTGCAACTTCCTCTACATGATATTTATAGAAAGGATTCAGTTGCACATCTGTTGCCGCAGGGACAAGCAAATTATGATCACTGTATGCTCTTATAACCTCTGATAAGCTTCCTGAAATTTCCTGCATGTACTTGATTACCTCCTAAATCTGTGATAAAATGACGGTGTTCTTTAAAAAATGAGGCCCAACCTGTTTTTTAAAGTTCTGACCCAAAAGCCTCGGATGCGGATTTATGAGTGCCGTCTACACTTCATATCTCCTTTAAGCATCTGGGGCTTTTAATATGCATCTCCTACAGCGAATCTGGTCAATGCGTATACCCACACCCACATGAGCGGGATTGCTATCCATTCGGATCCGAGTTCTGCGCTTCCCCTTATTGCGCAAAGCATATCGCTCAGATATCCGAAGAAGATAAGGCTGACTGCTGTAGGAACGATGTAAACCATCAACCTTTTCAAGAAGCGAATTCTCTTTTTTATTTTCGCTCTTTTCTTTTTTTTTGAATATTTCTCATACTCCTTCTCATTAAATTCTCGCACCACGGACAGATATATCCGTGTTTTGGAATCTTCTGTAATGTACTGATGTTCCACATTCTTTCGCACATCTTGCACTTTGCGTACATCCATTATCTTGCCTCCTTATCAATTAAGATCAATTCTTTGGCGATAACGCTCTGTAATGCGCATCTGTCCATTTCATGCCAGCTGATCGGCACCGAACTGTTATCCAGCGCATTTAAAATTCTCTCAGCTGTTGTATGATATTTCTTCATATCTTCTGTTGTAAACAATTTCGCACCTCCTTCATCTATGCTGTCTTCTCTGCATCAATCTGGGTTACAAAAATTCCAAGATCAACACTTTCCATATTGTTCAGTTCCTCCAGAAGCTCTGCATCTGATGTAATTCCATAGTTCTTTTTTAATATTTCTTTTAATTTTTCTTTAAGGTCCATCAAAACACTTCCTTTTAATTATCTGAATCCGAAATATTAAGATAATCGCTGATTCTTCTTCTGATTTCTATGCTGGTGTTCTTTCCATTTAAAGTTGACGAAAGATAGCATCTGGAACAGCCAAGTTCTTCGGCCAGATCATTAACAGAGATATCATTCTGAATCATTGCTATCTTGGCTTTCTTGCACCAGGGAGATAATTTCTTCTGCATTAAACCTCCTCCCCTCATTTCAAAGATTTTTCAATCCAGTTTTTCAAATTTTGAGTTACCTCATTAACCTCATTCAAGGTGTTTATGATTTTCTCTAAATCTGGCTTTTCATCCTCTGTAATAACTCCATCTGCCGTAATATCCAGCAGGAGTTCTTTGGCTTCGTTGATCTTCCGGAATGAGCACAACGCCCTGAGTGCAATCCTATCAATATCCTGATTCTCGATCTTTGGCATTCCTTTTCCCAGAGGGCACATTTCCCGGCAATAATTACCTTTTAATTCAGGAGCTCTATAGATATCCGCCATCAGAAGCACTTCCTCTGGATAAGGAGTAACACTCCCAAGTTCTATCCGTGCAAGCCTTGTCCGGTCAACA